CCAGCCTTAATACGACTAGAACAGCAGATATTGAGATAATCAATATAGATGATATCAGGAACGAAGTTACGCTTGAGATTGAGTTCGTTTAGTAGATGTCTGAAATGTCCTGCGTGAGCAGAAGCAGTTGGATACTCCTTGATAATGAGCTTACCGCTAGTCTTAGACTTCAGTCGTGCGATTTTGCTTTCGTATAGATCACGAGGCAATTTGTTCAGATCTTCTGAAGCGACATTCAGTAGATTTGAGTCGATACGTTCTGCAATCTTTTCTTCAGCCATTTCCATGGTGATATACAGAACATTCTTACCTAACGAAAGATTGGCTGCTGCGAAGTGACACATCGCAAGAGTTTTACCTACACCGGTACCAGCCAGAATGATATTGAGTGATTTACGAGAGAGACCGCCGCGAGTGACCTTGTTCATTAGTTCAAGATCAAACGGCATCTTTTCTTCGACTCTGTGATAGTAATCGTATCTATTACCGAAGTCTTCGATGAAGTCATGACCAATATGACTATCGAACGAAACGCCGAGAGCTTCTGACAAAATCTCGGGAATAGAGTTCTTAGTACGATTAGCGTCTTTGCCGTCAAGGATAGAGATACTATCCATGACAGCGTTGTACACAGCTCTTTCTTGACAGAACGATTCTGTTGATTCTAACAACCATGTCATATCACTTGGCTCAGGTTCGATTAGATTATGAACCAAAGCCATTGAGTTTTTGTGATCACCCTCGCTCATATTATTACTGGATTCTATCTCAATGCCAATAGCTTCACGAGTGGGACGATTATTATATTTCAGCATGAAATCATTGATTCGATTGAAAACAATACGTTCACTCGAATCGCTGAAATATTCTTCTCTTAGAAAAGGTAAAGTCTTGCGAGCAAAGTCTTCATTGTGAACTAGATTCTTTAGAATCGTCAGCTCGATCTTCATCCGTCCCAATCCTTCCGACTTGTTGTAATAAAATATCATATAGAATAGCAGCGATTGTATCTTGAAAACGATTCTTTAGTGGACCCTCCATCATTTCTTCAGCAAGGAATGATTCTACAACATGATAATTGAAGTTCAATAGGGCAAGATCATCTTCGGTTTCTTCATCTCCAAACTGTAAATTTTCGTAGTGATAAACTATACCTTCAAACTCACCATCATCGATACGGACGCACACGAAATCTTTTACGTCCAGCCTTTCAATATGCGTATACTTAGGAGCGACTGGATCGTCGATAACTCTCTTACTCATCTTCGTCTCCCATAATCGCGCCGTGCGAGATAGAATACTTTTCTGTAACATACTTCACAAAATCAGTTTCCTTAAAGATAGCTTTCCAGAAGTCGCCGTTATCAACAATATCACCTGCACGCATACTAGGAACAGACACTTCTCCAGTTTCTTTATCTACCCGAGCATACCAACCATTCTTAGGCTTAATAATATAACCACCATCCAGAGCGACATCCAGTAGACCAGACCAGCGATTGATACCGCCTTCGAAAGAAACTGTAATCGGGATCTTTGATTTCTCTTTAACATAACGAGACTTCTCTACGTTGATTACGAAATGATATCCATTGATTCCGTCCGCATCCTTATCTTGCTGACGACCAAGGATCCAGATATTATCTGATCCGTAGTACGATCCTGTTCCGCCACCAACGATAGCTTTCGGGAACATACCGATTTCCATATAGGTATGATTGATAACAGCCATAGGAATATCCTTAAGAGTCAGATAAGGAGTAACCATACGGAACAGAGACTTGAGTTGCTTTGCACGAGACATATCTGCAACAGACTTCTCATTCAGAGCATCTTCTACTTCCTTCTTGGAAGCTAGATTACCAATAGAGTCGATTACAATCATCACATGCTCGCCGCGTTCGATCTGAGTCAGCTGCTTCATGATATCAAACTTCAATTGCTCAACGTCCGTGATAGGAGTATGAACAACCTTATCAAAGGGAATGTTGAACGTATTGAAATATGCTTGCGGAGTACCAAACTCTGAATCGTAGAACAAGATGACGCCATCATCATACTTCTTGAGGAAGGCTGACGCAAGCAACAACGCGAAGCCAGTCTTGAAGTGCTTAGATGGACCAGCCAACATTGTGAGCCCAGGGGTCATTCCGCCATCAATAGAACCAGACAACGCGACGTTGATCATAGGAACAGAAGTCGGGATACTGTCTTTCTTAGTGAAGATCTTAGAATCTTCGAGAGTAGCAGTAAAGGCGATAGTTGAATTCTTAATTAGCTTTGCAACAAGGGACATTTTTAACCTCCATAATGAATAGTATCATATCATGCGTAAGTTGTCAAGTTTTCTTTTTCTACAGTTATGTTTTTCCATACATCACCATCTGTTGAAACGGCTGCGATAGTTCTAATATCACGAGATGCTGCAATGATTAACAATACAGCCAACGGATCAATCACAAGCACTAAAAGAATGATCATGAAACGGATTGCAGATTCTAAATCTTTTTCTGAATCATTACCATATATCAGCTCAGAAACAAATCTAATGGGTCCGACTTCATTGCGGACTTCACGTATAGATTTCATCAAAGGCGCTTTATCATCAAGAAGTTTTTCTATGTTTGATTGAGCGTCTTTCATGTCAGCAGCCAACTGATCTCGCTCTTTCTTTTGCTGATTACGTATCTGCAGTGCAGTTTGTGCGCGATTGTTGCGTTCTATGATAGAATCAATAGCTTTATCTAGCTGGGTTAGTTGCTGTTCTGATTTAGTGATGCGCGTGCGCTCGCGCACGAGGGAGCTATCGATGCGTTCGATCTTTGCAGCAACTTCTCCGCTCGGAGCAACTTGATCTAGATGGGCCTTGGATAGAAACCCAAAGATACCCATGCTTGTTATCAGCATAAGAATAAACAACGCAATAATAAAGTATGACTTCATCAGGAAAGGAACATATTTCCAATTTCTGTAGAGCCATGAAGCGAGTACAATCTTACCAAACTCTAATGTTCCGCCCAGAATAATAATAGCCCAGAATGCTCCAGCAAAGATAGCTGTCAATCCTGTGACTGAATACCATGCGGAAACGACGGAGAGTGCTATCCCCGTCGTCATGATTAACCAGCGATCTGCATTAAAGGTCAATAGAACTCACTTTCATACGCCCTATAGTTTGATTTGTTCTTGCGCGGATTTGAGCATTTTCCCATGTCCAACACTCGGCCGTATCGTCCTGAAACACGATCCACATCAAATCGTTTTCCATACCATAGTCAATAATAAAGTGAGCCATCCCTTTTCCTTTTGGTGTCATCAGTGGGATAGGCGGTTCAATTCTAGTGATCATATTATCCTCTTGATATTTTCAACACAGCATCCAACTGACGCTGACATATTTCTCTTCTGTTTGGCCAATGTATCCATTCTTTGTCTGCTGTCTTTAGTAGATTATTCAGCAGAGGAACTACGATAGCTTCTAGCTGTCGTATCTTTTCGCGCATTTCGTCTTCTGTTGCTGATGCTGCAACGTTGTTATGCATTCTACCAAACTCAATAAGAATACGATCTAATTTTTCGTCCATCGAATCAAATCGATCGTCTAGGTCAATGTTTAAAGTAGATTGTTCTACTTGTGTAGGCTTTGCGAAATCCGGTTCGTCGACTGCGGAGAATCCGTAATCTGTGCCAAGATATTCAGCTGGGACGTTAGTCAAAAGAAATCCTCCAATGTACTTTGCTTTTCTTCATGCCAGTTAATCACTTCAAGGATTGCGCGAAGTGGTGACATGAACGCTTTATCGAACTGTGTGTCATAGTCTATGTACGCATCAAGACCAAACTCTTGGGGCAGCTGAGAGAATGCGCAGATAACATTATCTCTAAGCGGATTTGGCATCTTAAGATAGGAGAATCGTATCTTTTCTCCGTCCTTGATTATCTCATATTTTTTCTGCAGCTTGAGCTTCTTGATCTTATCGTTATAAGACATAGCGCCCCGAACATGAATCGGAATGCTCTTAGTTTCATTCTTGTATTTAGTTAGATCTTGAACGGATCGAGGAAACGAAACTTCTTCGAACGACAACTTATAAAACTTAGACTTGAAGTCTGCGATGAACTTATGCAGTTCTTCTTCTGGCTGAGTCATGATGATCAGTAGAGCATCCTTAATCGCTTGACGACACACAGAAGGCGTCGACGACTTGACAGCTTCGATGCCCATGATCTTTAGCTTTGGCTTCGCATAGCGGACGCCTTCGGAATCGTGAACGTTGAGGATGTATCGCTTCTTCGCAGTCCAGATGCCGCGATCAGCAATGACTTCTCGAGTCATATTCATTTTTTGTTGGAAAGCTCCCATCCGAACAGCAAGATCTTGATAGATCCTATCAAGCACTGGTTCAATTTTAGTTGAACCAACCTTATCCAAAAAGTTAATGACTTTCTGCTTAGACTCGGCAGAAGGGTCGAGTATTTTATTTCTTTCTGTAAAGACCATACGTACCAGCTTGTCAAAGCTAATGTATAGCGAATCCGTATCTGATGCAATGACATAATCTTCGTCCTCAGTCTTCAGTAACTTATTGAGATACTTATTGATTTCATTTTCAGCCCAACGAATTGATAACTGACCGCCAAGAGTAATAGCAGTAGCCTGTTCAATATCAAAGAATCTAAAGTGAGGATTACCGATAGCGCCGTAAGCTGAGTTGAGTTGAACTTTCTTAGCCAATTGAAGATTTTTATAACGAGAAATATCATTAGATGATTGCTTAGACTTAGACTTCTCGTACTCTTTCTGAGCCGCGATCATCTTTTCTTTATAGACGACACGATCGTTATACATACGTTCCATGATCTCAGGCAAGAATCCTTGCTTATCCTTCTTGAAGAAACATCCGTTAGCTGCTAGACCATATCCTTCTGGTACTTCAGGAAAGATACCTTCCAACAATTCATCGACGCTCGTCTGTGCTTTATTTCCTCGCAGCAATGTTTCAGGACTGATGTTATATTGCATGATAAGATGAGGATACAGCGAGTTCAAGTCGAACGACATAACCCAATCATATCCGCCAGGCTTAGGTTCTTTAACGAATGCTCCCACATACGCTTCGTCTTTTCTTCCGCCGCCAATCAAGGGAACAGCAACCTTTTGCTTCCATAGATGATTATGCGTGATAACATCCCACATCCGAACTTGAGTAAAGATATCAAGGAGAGTGACCTTAGCATCGTACGCGAGCGCGAGAGCCATGTCAATCAGCTTCATCTTATCGTCGAGCTTATCAACAAGCTCAACGTCTCGAATGTTGTAGTCAATGAACTTCTGGAAGTCGTTGATATAAAACTCATGGAGAGTTTCATATTCAGAGTAATCTAGCTTTCTTTCACCTAGCTCAACGAAACCGATGTGATCCAGCTTATATGATTCTTGCTGAGTATACGTGAACTTCTGATACATCTCAAGATAATCAAGAGTAGCAATCCCTGCGATGTTGTATACGTTTTCTTCTTTTCCAAACTTCGTGCGGACGCGGCGATCCTTAAACATACGCCACGGGCTGAAAGACTTGGTGTGTGATTCGCCTAGAACTTGATTCATGCGACGAATCAGATACGGAATATCGAAGAACGTTACGTTCCATCCCGTTACGATATCTGGATATCCGTTGCTCCACTCGCTGAGGAACTTAGTGAGTAGCTCTTTCTCGTTATTGCATTGATAGTATCGAACATCCGCACGAGTATTAACATACTCATAGAAACCCCAGACATGAAAGACATTATCTTTCTTCAATGTAATTGCGGTGATCTCTTGTGATGCTACATCTGCGCTAGGAAATCCGTTCTCAGAACTCACCTCGATGTCGATATTAGCAACATTGATTAGATCGCGATCATATACTATTTCATTATTATATTCTTCGTTGAGATACGCATAAAGAAATCGCGACATACCATAGATGCTGAAATTAGAAACATCTTCATAGCTCTTGATGAATTCTTTAGCGTCTCGTATAGATTCAAATCCCATAGGATCAAGCGAAAGCCCACGAATGTCTTTCCACTCTGCGCTTTCGCGCTTTGAGTTAAGAAACATCGTAGGCTTATATGGAATCTTCTCTTCGAAGTATCGTCCGTGATCGTAACCACGGACGAAGATATTATTACCATACTCAAGAACATTCGTATAAAATTTGCTCATGAACTATAGTACCAGGTTAGGACTAAGTTGTCAAGATCCCCTTTGGTGGAACTACCAGCCCAGATCCAAAGTTTTGATTGTACGCATTTTCTACCTGATTGTCAGGATCATACGTGAACAAAATATTGCGAGGATCTAGGATGATTTCCTTAGTCCTAGCCATTGGAATAAAGTCTACCAGAGCCATCTGAGTCTTGCCAGTAGCAGTAGGTTGGATAATCACTGCTGCTGGTTTCAGGACCCTAATCATATTACCGATAGGACCAACTTTACCGATGATCTCATCACCATTAAGAAGGCGTAACATCACGATAGCTGTATTGCGATTCTCATCATTCATATTCATAGCATTCACATTAGTCATTTCATTTCCTTACTTCGTTACACCTTGTATCTTCTCTTGTCCTCTTGACCAAGCAGCGATACCAAGAACTGCGCCCATTGCTAGATGGAAAAGACCAGCGCCCTGAAGCGTCAGAGGGACCCATTGAGTGAGAGGCGATTTTGTTATGACTTGAACTACTGACCATAGAATAGGAAAAATAGCCATATCTAAGCAGCAGATAACCATATAACACCAACCCATTGCTGGGCGCCATTTCTTAACCATCCAGTCTTCGTTCTGTTTATTGTTTTCTGCTTCCCATTGTTTAGTTTCTAGTTCGACCCTAGCTAATTGAGCTGCTTCAGAAAGCTGTGGAGCTGCTGGAGCAGACGATCGCGAAAACGAACTATCGTTATATGTAGTCGGGATTGAGGCTGCTGCTCCCTTTGTAGCAGCAGGCAACTGATCCATAGCAGGTTTCGCGACGGTTGGTTCGTCGTCTATTGTTTTTCCGAACTTTGGCATCGTGGTTTCCTTTAAGTGAAACTATTATTTTTTAGTGTATCATCTTCCACGCCGCTTGATTAATAACAGATTTAGTTGATACGATATCACGAGGTTCTTTCTTGAATCCTACAGCAATGTATCCAATCATATTTCCAGCCTCTGGAGGTATTGATCCACGACAGGTATAAGTTACTCCACGAGACATTATCCAATCTCCAACAGCAGACGTAGCCTCAAAAGGTTCGCAAAGTATTTCGCCATTGAGTATAGAAGTAGAAGCTCTATTACGCGCAGCAGCACTGCTAAAGAACGATCCCCTTACTCCTTCTAGCGGAGCATATCTACCATCAAGCGACTGAGCGATTCTTGTTAAACGCAAATTTTGCGGAAGATCGATCTGATGAATGATTACAGTCTCGCCTCCAGAATCACGAAGCAAATCGCGGCTCAAAGAAGATAACTTGTCATCTTCAATCAACTGCTTAGATACCTTTTCTTTAGTTGTTAAGTTTCCGATGATTAAGTCTTGCTGTTTATATGCAACATATCCACCCAACCCACTTAGCCCTAGAATGATTACGGTAACAAGTTTGAAGGGAGTATCGACCCACTTAACAAGATCAAACGCTTTATCCATCCATCCTGATGGAGCTTTAGGAACAACAACAACTTCAATTGGCTTTTCAGCAACTTTGGTTTTTGGTGTCGCTTTTCTAACAGTAGGTTTTTTAATAACTTTTTTTGTAGTTGTTGCCATCGTTAATTCCTTTATACGAATATATGTAAAGCTTCCGCATAATGAGATTTACGATCTTCGAGACCGATTGTACCACCATTGATTTTCTTTGTGACTGTAAGCACGTCACCCTTGTCAGCCCAATCGTTTAGTTCTCGAGAATCCCAGAACCAAGCAGCAGACCAAGCTGCGCCTTCAGCTGTTTCTAACCATCTAGCTGCGTCTTCTAATTGCATTTCCATGTCGGATGCAAATGCCTGATAGTTGCTTTTACCCGTAAGCTGTATCAATCCTCGACCACAGTAACGATATCCGTCCCCAGATTCCGGAGGACCGTTGCCCATGCGACTAGCATAAACTAAATTTGCAATCTTTTCCGGATTCTTTGCATATTCGTTAGGATTCTTGCCCCTGAAGTATTTCGGAAAGACCTTAGTTAAGGTTTCAGCTCTGTAATTCAGATTTTCTTTTCGAGCGCGCAATCCGCCCGATTCGTGACCTACTTGAGCCAGAAACATAGAAATTCGCTGAGGAGTATTGATCTCATAGAATTCCATGACCTCATTAAGAGGATCGATGAATTCCTGGATGATATCCTCAGACGTGTCTTCAAAAAACTCGTTTAATTGGTCAAATGTAATAAGGGCCATAGGATTCTCCTTTCAGCAGTATTTAGCCGTAAGGACGAGATCCCATCATTTTTTGCAGTAGGCTTTTAGTCTCTATGATTATTGAAATAATTTTCTGCATAAGATCTCCAGAAAGTTGTATGAACCGTAGAAATGATTTCGTCGCGACTCATAGATAATTCTTCGAGTTCACTATCGGACAATTCGTTGAGTCGAATAATCGCGCTATTGTATTGGGTCCATGGTTGGATCCAGGTAAGTATATTCATCATAGTCTCCAAAAAAATACTGGGTGACAACAGTGCCACCCAGTTCATAACGAATAACTCAATCAGATTGATTATCCTTTGATATCAATCTTTCTAGGCTTCTGACTTTCAGGAATGAAGTTTTCCAGCCAAACCTTAAGAATGCCATTCATAAGTTCAGCGTTGTTTACAACTACAGTATCAGCCAGAGTGAACGTGCGATTGAATGCGCGTTCTGCGATACCCTTGTAGAAGTAATACTCGGTAGCCTTATCCATATCGCTGGCATCTTTAGTCTTACCAGCAATTGTTAGCTTACCGCCTTCGAGAGTCAGCTCGATGTCTGTCTTTGCAAATCCCGCGACAGCCATTTCGATAACATACTTGTTATCATCTACCTTCTTGATATTATATGGGGGATATCCAGGAAGGTTCTTACCGATCCCATCCAACTGCGAAGAAAGCAGCTTGAATGTCTTGTCGAAACCGACAGAGAAAGGATCGAAAGAAGCAAACGGCGATGGGATCTGTGCGTAGTCGTTCTTAGTCATTTTATAGCCTCCTATTGGCAAGGTTGTATTATGTGACCCCGAAGGCGTCACGGTTTTATTTATACACGACTATTCTATCGTGCGCTTTTTTCCAATGTTATATTTGGCTTCCAGCTTCCATTCGTCCTTTTCTTTATGAGCCAGTATCTTAATCTGATTCAGAGGAGCGATAGGATCTTTAGTACTCTCCATACTCACAATATCAATTAGTCCCCATTCGGCTAAAAGATTGGTGATTGTATTCCGACGGCCCATATCTTCTTCCGAGAAGTTCGTGGGCTTACCGTCTAGAGCGAAAAGTTCTTTGAAATGGACAATGTAATATCGTCCCTGTTTATGCAGAATATGACAAGACTGAAACAGCACCCTATCGCGTCGAGAAGCGACTCCGATACGGGTTAGTGTCTCACGAATTTTTAAAAAATCTTCTGCCGAGTGAAGCTTAACTTCAACCATTGAATCGACCGATGCATTCATCCTTTTCCACCTTTATCGAGAGCTATCTCGATCATGGTAAGCTGTTCATCGGTTAAGATACGCAACGCCTGTTCCGCCTTAGCACGACCATAGCCAAAATATTCCATGACCATCTCAACGGTAGCGTCGGGCTCTTGCTTTTTCCATTTGGCAAACCGTTTACGCTTCCGCAGAGTATTTAGTAAGTAGGAATATTGAGGCTTATTGTCGAGGTGGGAACGGAGATTCATCTCATTGGCGTGTAGGATAGCATCATGAAAGTAGGACATCGAACGATTGGTTAGATATGGTTTATACCCCTTCTCAGCAAGCTCATCGTTCGATGTCCCTTTCATGAGATCTTTTTTAGTATAGCTGACGCTGTCGACATATACGAAGGGGTTGTTGCTCATGATATAAATCTATCCAATGTTGCGCTTGCAGTCTTTTCGTTTTGGCTTTTTCTACGCTTTCGGGTCTGTTCGTCGCGACATCCAACACATAAACGCTCTGAAGGATCTAGAACATTATATGGTTTAACCTTTGTACGATCGGGCGATCTCAGATAAAAACTTGATAGCGATCGAGTCGTATGGCAAGAAGGACAAAATTTGCTGCGAACAGCAGTCGTCCCGTATATAGTATTCGTGATCAGCTGATCTGGTATTTTTCTCCAGACCACAGCCGTATTGGTTTCTCTTTTCATGATATAAATCTCACTTCAATCGTTTCACATTAGGACCAAAGATATATAGCGTCTTCTCGTGGAGTTCTTCTATAGAAACATCCTTGAAGAACTCCGTCCCACCATCACCATAGCGTTGACTTTCGAACACAGAATGTAGACGATTATCAGCCTTTCGCTTTATACTACCTATATCCCAGAGCCCGTAAATTTCCACGGGCTCTGGGTGCGATGTTTGGAAAGCACGTTTCCGGCTTTCCAATTGCTTCTTCCCATCAGCTTCGCCGATCTTGTATATACCGACGTTGAACTGAGAAGGAACAGCCATCACATAGATAAGCATTATGCCGCGTCTTCCGCCTTCCACTCAAGGAATTCGTATGTCAAGTTCACTGAAGAAGTTTGCATGAACTTGGATATACGTTCTTGAGTCTTAGACTGGAGCTTTTTCACATCCTCATAGTTCTTAAAGTGAAAGATGATATGAGCCTTGGTGCAGCTACGTTCGATCATATTACCAATAGCTTTACCGAGAG